GTTTAGTATTCGATCCACTGCCATAGCAGCGGCGGCAGATGTGGCCGTGGCTGCCTGTTGTGTTGCCTGAGCGCCTTGCATAGCGGCAGCTAATAGGGCTTGAGTGGATGTCTGGAAGACTCCCATTGTAAGGGCATTGGCCTTCTCGGATGTAGATTTATACTTCGCTGTTATGGTGGCCGCGGCCTTTGTTTCGGTGGCGGCTGCCCTTTGGGTGGCGTCATCCAGCTTTGTTGTGGATACTCCGAGCGCCTTAGCCGCATTCTCCACGGCGAAAGCGGCGGTGGTGGCAGACTTAAACACCTGCCCTCTCTGAGTACCATGCTCCGCGTTATTTTCGTCAGAGACGACGTAAAACGCATCTCCTGACTTTGATATATGATATTTTATAGGAAGATCGATATCAAGGTCTTCGACATCATAAGGATTATCTCCGGTCCCTATGTATTCGACATAGGCTTCAAAATCTTCGGCTGCAAAAAGAGCCTCCGCATTATCCCGCCACTCCTTGGCCCGAGTGATGAGACTCTCACCTGCTCCGTCCCATGCGGAGTTCATGGCATTGCCGATTACCTCAAGGATGGATGCTCCTATAGTCCCCTTTCCGGCAGTCAATAACGTGGAGCCGAAGCTCTTCGCAAAGTCCCAGGCAGCTTGAGCGGCGGACTTGGCAAAGTCGATAGCTGCCGCTATGGCACCTCCTAAACTGCTCCCGTTCGACTTCCACCACGAAGCTATCTTATCATAGATCCACTTCCCGGCGTCCTTGGCTCCCTCTGCTATCGCTCTGGCAAGCGTCCACCCTAGCTCTTTTGGTCCATCGGCCGCAATCCAAGCGTCCCAATCTGCTTTAAGCCCGGCTATGATATCCTTGGCCCAATCCTTTACCTTCTTCCAGCCCGCTTTAATGAGCCCGCCTATATCCTCTGCCAGCTTCTCCCAATCATAATCTTTTATCCATCCGGCCAGGTCCTCACCAAGCGCCTTCAGTGTCTCCCACCCGGACTTTATGGCTTCTGTTATGGTAGTTGCCACCCCGGCCCAATTCACTCCTTTAAGCCACTCTAAGAGCTGGCTTCCAAGGTCCTTGAGAGCCTCCCATCCAGCCTTTATCTTGTCTGTTATATAGCTGGCAATGGCTCCATAATCCACGCCCTTAAGCCACTCCAGGAGCTTCTCGCCTAAGTCCTTGAGTTTCTCAAATCCTGCCCGGATGCCTTTCTCTATGAGCGCCCCGGCCTCCTCCCAATTCCCTGACGCCAGGGCCACGGAGAACTCCTGGATCTTAGGGGCCATCTGAGTCCAGATATTGAGCAGCTTGACGGCCGCGGGCTCAAGCGCCTGGCCTATGGCCGTGGTCATGCCTTCCGCCGCGCCTTTGGCGGTTTCCCACGCGCCCACCAGTTTGGTGGTGTCCATGATGAGGCTTGCTTGGGTGTGCGCCAATCCTGAAGAATTGCTTATTTTTGCATTGAGTGAATCAACTTCATCTCCAGCACCCGCCAGAGCGTACATGATAGCCCCGCTGCTATCGGTAAACATGTTCCCAAAGTCACCAATATCAGCGCCCTTGGATATCAGGAGTTCCAGGGTATCCATAAATTTATGTGTTCTAGGATTAACCTGGTCGTAGGTGATACCCAACTTCTCCATTGTTTCATTTTGTTTTTTGGTTGGTGTATAAAGAGCCAGCATGGCAGTTTTAAGAGCCGCGCCGCTCTGTTCTCCTGTATATTGCTTATCGGCCAGGACTCCGACGATAGCATTAAACTCTCCTAATTGCATTCCGGTGGCTGAAGCCGTGGCTCCGCCTTGTCGGAGAGCATAGTTTAGAGTTTCCATGCTGGCCCCGCTACCATTCAAGGCCATTGCTATCTGATCGGCCACCGTCGCGGAATCCGACATCTCCAGGCCAAAAGAGTTTATTGAGCCCGCCACTAGATCCGTAACGCTTGCAAGATCGCTTTGTGTGGCGGCCGCCAGATCCAAGAATGGGATGAGTTCATTTTTGCCAATGGCCGCGACATTTGCGCCCTTCGCGGCCAGGACATCGTAAGTTTGTGCTACTTCGGTCGGGTTAAAGATAGTTGAAGCACCAAGCTCATTCGATACGCTTATTATATGGCTCTGGAGAGAATCGTATTGAGCTTTAATTTCTTCGGTGGTTTTACCGTTCACGTCCACCGCTTTGGATGCCGCGGAAGAGGCAGCGCTCTCCAGATCCTTAAAGGATTTTAGGCCCACCGTGGCAATGCCAGCCAGGGCGGCGGTTCCGGCCACCACTCCGGTCTTAAGAGCGCTGCCGATTGCCGAGCCCATACCGCCAACGGCAGAAGATACCTTTCCCTTGGCAGCATTAAGCCCGCTCTCCAGCTTGGAGTCGTCTAAGCCGATGCTGACATAAGCCGAGCCTACCTGTTCCCCTGGCATAGTAAATGAACCTCTCTTAAATTATTATTACTAAAAATATTCAAAAAATTTAATCTGGAATCCGCAAGCCTATATTGGCCGCTTGCCGTCGCATCTCTTCATCATTCACGTTTGCTTTTTCGTGAATGAATTTGGAGAGCGCCGGGTAGTGCTTCGGATCATGAAAAGCATATCCTATGAGCTGCCCGAGCTGCCAGTTTAGAGCTATCTGCTCATTCCTGGTCTCGTTGTAGGCTTCCAGCTTCCAAGCGATTTCTTGTGGGGTGGAGCGTAGGAATTCCTCCGCGCTCATCCCCAAAAGCCCTATAGCTACTCGGGGAGCTTCTCGTTCCCACTCATTCCAAGTTTTTCTTTCGCCCGATTCTCCGCCAGAATCTTGGCTTCGTACATGGCGGCCAGGTCTTCTACCTTGTTTTTCTCCTGCTCCGCCTTGCTCTTCGTCATCTCCGCCCTCCCCTTCTCCTGAAGCTTTTTTCCGGATGCACCAAGCACATTAAGGCTCATGGCATCCACCAACAGCTCCAGGAAAGCGCTGTGCTTCTCTCCTGCGTCCGCCTCTCCCTGCTCAAGATATGCCTGTCGGAGATCCGCCGCTTTATCAGTATCGATTTTTTCTATGCCAGAGCCTTTCCACTCTAAACCTTTTTGGAGAAGGTATATCTGAACATCGATGTCATCCAGATAATTTAGGATGTTCATAGGGCTCTGGAATTTGACTTTTCCGAGCTGGAAGCGCTCAGGCGCCTTATGCCTGATCTCCTGAAGTTGCTTGTTCTCAAATCTGATCTGATAATCAATTCCTTCTATGCTGATCAGTGTGCTAATCATTTGTTTTCTCTCCCTCATTGATATATTTTTATAAATACTGTTTAGACATGTTAAGGTAATACTTCACATCCCTGAAATGGGGTGAGGGAGCCGCTCCCTCCCTTGGTAGGAAGATCATTGCGGCCAGGCCCTCACGTTATGGGGTAGGCGTGATACTTTACCCGCCCCTCTCCCTGGAAGCTCAGGTTTGCCTCCTGGATAGCATCCAGCTTAACATCCAGTGGAACGCCGATCAAGTGACCTACCGCTGAAAGGATTTCCTCCGCTCCTGCCGTGGTGTTTAGGTAGAATCGGAACAGGATCTTATCGCCGATATTGGCGAAGTCGCTTGAAGCATCCCGGCCACCTGTCATAAGAGTTGCTGCCTTGGCGTTCACCACCGCTGCGCCGGTCTTTCCAGCCGGATACGATAGTGAGACCAGGGCATTTAATACAGCATCCGCCTCTACATGGGCCTTGATTTGGGCTGCCGTGGTTGTTATCGTTGTCCCGGTCGTTGCACACTGCACGGTGAACTTTTTCGTCCCTGCGTTGTATGATACCTCCAGAGTTTGATCGGTCCCGCCCAAATACTCCACACTTCGGAGGTTGCCCGGTGTTCCCCATTCCTTCAGAGTCCAAATCAAATCTGAATTGTCCAGAGTGCAATCCATAGTTACGCTGGCGCACCCATAGAAGAAATGACGTTCCGCCTGGCCTGACCACTCCCGGAGCCCGAGCATATAGGATTTCCATATCACAGGATCGTTCAGAGCATTGGGAAAGGTCGTTACGTCGTAGGTGTTGGCCTTTACATCCAGGCTCCAGCCATAGACTCCACCCAAAGCCTCCGGGGTGAAGTATGCACAATCCACAGTCACGGCACCGCTAGCCACCGCTGGCAAAGTGACCATTCCCGCGGCCCAATCGACCCATAGCGGAGTTACCACCGTTACACCATCGTACACGGTGAAAGTTTTTGCCGGGTCCCACCACGCTTTCGCCCTGGCGGCTATGTAGTATTCGGCAGTTGCCCCGACTTGAGTACATACTTCGCCAGTGGTTGCCGTCGATGCCCCCGCCTGAATAAAAAGGGCGGCTATCTGGCCGCTCCTGGCAGTCATCTAAGACCACCTCCCTAGTATCCGCCAAGCTGGAGCCCGTCGTCATCCTGGAGCTGGACGCTCACGCTCATGCCTTCGCCCTGGATTGCATCCAATTTGGCGCTCAGGGGATATGAGGTAACGACGCAATCAGCAAAGACATAATGGGTGCTGTCCTGATAAAACTTCAGCTCTACCAATGTTCCCGCATCGAAAGCGTCCCAAAGAGCTTTCTGGCCGGCGTCGGTCAGGTCCAGGAACTTGAACGTAATTGTTCCGGAAGCATCCCTCAAGGTGGTCATATACTGTTTCCAGACGGCGTTATTTCCGGTGAGAGCGCAAGTGATATCCTTGCTGTCCACCTTGTTATCGAAATTCCAGCCGTCCACGCCATCGATAAAGGTTTCAGCGCCCACGCCCACCTTTATGGTGACTTTTAGAGTTTGTCCGCTAAGAGCTGCCATATCTTAAATCATCTCCTATAACTTAGCTAAGTTCTACCGTTTGTTTCCAAGATATCGATATCAAGGCCCGTCATTAGGGCAATGACTATAATCTGTTTATCGTTAATTCAATGTCAATCGAAAATTTGTATCTGTTCGAATCATCTTTCCCCAAATAGACCGGATAAGATCCCGCTGCCGCCTCAAAAAGAGAATTGCCCCCAAGGTTGGCGCTCAGGCTGAATAGCCGCCGGATCGCTTCGGCAGTGCTCCGAGCAGTGGCTTTGCTCGTGTTTCGTACTATGATATCTGCGATGGGGTGCTCAATTGCTCCATTGCCTCCGCTGCTGCTGTAATGTTCTGGCCGCCTGCCGTTGTTGATCCAGATACCGATGCAGTTTGCTGGCAGGTCCGGCAGCTCATCCCGGAAGATTGTATTTAGAGCAGGGCTGGCATTTTTCCATTTGCCATACCCCTGGGCATCCAGATATGCCGCCAGGTCTTCGCCGGGGTCGCTCAATACCGTCGCCTCCGGCTAAAGACGTTCTCGCCTCGGCACATCATGAGCCAGCCCTTGATTGCCAGCGGGATCAGGACGGCAGCGCATAGATATTCGATCATAATCATTATAAAGCAAAGTTGCTTGAATCGAGCAATTATTTTGACTTATTGTTGATATACCTTCGCCGCAATTCTTTTACAGTAAAATAAAGTATTAGATTAATAACAGTCTGCATGAGAATTACGGCTAACATCAATGCACCAATACATATTTCCACATCACCTCAATTTACAACAAATGTTATGCCAAAATACTTTCCTAGTGCTATAAGCAGGCCAACTGCTGAAACCACCACGCCCCATGCGATAAGCGCAGCTTTTAGGTAGATGTCCGATGCAACGACTTTGTCCTGGAGCCACTTTATTATGGTGCCGTGGGTTGTTACTTCTCGTTCGGTATTCGATGCCAATATCTCTACTTTTGCGAGCCGGTCGGGTAGATCTTTTCGTGCTTCTTTATATCTCACAAACTCGGCGGCGATTTTTCCAACTTCATCTTTGAAATTACAAACCAAAGTCATTTGAGTCTTCAGTTCGTCCACTTTCGCGTCCAGACCGCCAAGCTGAGTCAAGATTTGGCTATCTAAGTCGGGCATAGCGCTCGCTCCAGTCCTCTGCGCTCATGGGGCCGGGCAGGAAAAAAGGCCAGAGGGCAGGCGGCATTAGACCACCGGACTTACTTCCCATTTATCGCCCTTGGGACGGATAATGCTCGACCATTTCACGCAATCGGAGCAGAATTGTTGGGGATTTTTCCCTATAATAATATTGGGGAAATCCGATCCTACAATTTCTTTTCCACAGCCCGCACATATGATCTCTGGCATATCAAGTCCCTGCTATCCGGGCCGCCTGTAGCTCTTCCCGAGCCTTGAAGTAGCTGTCATAGGCTTTGGAAAGCATCGTCATGAATCCCATAACCACCACACCAGAGACAAATTCCGGAATGGCAATATCGAACGCACTGAGGACCATAACAACCAAGACGATCAAGACGACCGCCCCGAGCATGGCTACAGTGAGCTGAAATCGAGTATTGGCATCACAGTTACTCATGATACTCCTCCGCCCACTTGTCCTCTATGAGCTTGTCCGCCCGCTGGTCCGTCAGGAGATGACCGTGAACCATTCCCCCGACGTTGTAGACCGCGCCGGCCAGTAGCTTCTGGCCGAAAAATAGGTAAGATCTCAGGATCTTAATTTTTCTCATGGATATCTCCTCCCATCATTGCCGCCGATCTTGAGATATTTCTTGTCTGGATCGATCCGCGCCTGGCCGTGCTGGTGCGTACCAGTAACCTGCTGGCCCGGCGTGCCTACTCCGCCCCCTTTGGTGAACCACTCCCACCGCATCCTGGCCAAGACATCCATGCCGTCGGTCTTAAACTCTCCATTCCATTCTGCCAGAGTCATCCATTGCCCTGTCTTGTTCGGGGCCTGGAGAAGGAATGCCCGGCCATTGTGGGCTTCTTGGAGCTTGGCAATAGCGCCTCGATTCAGGACCAGGCCGATGACATCCCCCGGCGATGGCTCAGGATAGGCCCATCTGACGGTCTTGAAACCTTCCGGGGAATCGTTATCAAGAACCACAGCAGCTTTAACGAACTTCAGGAGATTGACTGGCGCGGCGATCCGCACCGCAGAGGGCATATCTGCCTCCGGCCCGGGAAAGAAACAGATCCCGTCCTCATCCAGATAGGCATCTGTCGATATTGGCCTATCGCCCTCATGGAGTCCTATCTCAGGCAGCTCCTCGGGTGTTAGCTCATCTTCTGGCTTCGGCATCTACAGCCCTCCATAGGCCATAGCTTCAGCCCCGCCTCGCCAGGAGCCTATCGCGTCCTGGGACACGAACGCCTGCCAGCCGTATGGCTCAATCGGGCCTTCTTTGGCAAGACCAAGTGCAGCGCCCTTGCCGATCTGTACCCGATCCAAATCTAGGGGCTTCCAGATATCGTAGATCAGTATCTCTGATCTCTCATCAGCCATCAGTGTATGGATGGTCTTGGCCTGGAGCGTGGGCGGCTCTATGGGTTGGATCTCCTGGGCCCCGGCCAGGTTAGCGAATATGCAGAACCCTCCCGCCAAAATGAGATAAGCGGCTATGAAAGCCGCTACAATTTTGATCATATCTTTTGCCTCCCTCTCCAGAATCACACGCAAGGAAGCCAATCGACGGATATCGATCCGCATGTGGAATTGCCCCAGAGCTGGATGAACTTCTCCACAGAGAAGACGCCAGTGAGATCATCCACGCTTCTGCCATACTCAGCGTGCCTGCCCTTGAGCTGGTTGTCTGCCTGGGGGTCCTTGGATATCCATCCAATGTGAGCCACGCCGATCACATTGCTGTTCAGGTTGGCCTCCAAGACGCCGGTGCAGCATGGAGAGCAGCCATTGGCATTATCATAGCCCTTGCCCTGAGATCCGTTCATTACCAGGCCATAGCCCCGAGTCTTTACCTCAGTGGTCCTCTGGAGGTGCTCGGCATGAGTGTACATCTCAGTCAGCACGGCACCTATCTTGTAGTTCTGCACGCAAAGCTTGTCGGTCCATTTGGCGTCATACTGGCCGGTCTGGTAGCTGATGGGCATGTACTCAAATTCAGCTTCCTTGGTGAAGTTGATATAATCCATAGGGCAGCCGGTGCCTGTGGGATATGGACAGAATGTCTGAGCCCAATAGCCCTCTTCTTCGACTTCTCCGGTTGTCTCATTCACCACCGGAGGATTCCAGACAGAGCCCACGGGTACGCCGCCCCGCTGGAGCTGTCTTTCAACTTCCAGCTCGGAGTGCAGAGAGATCACGTTGCCCGATCCGGCAACCTTCTCTACCAACTTCTGGCCCTCAAAGCCGGTCTGGGTGGAGATGATCTTCTGCTGCTCCATATATCCGACGCCTTTCACCGATGCCTTTTCGTACATGTAGTTGGCCGCCCCGGCGATACCCGCCAGAGCGAGCAGCAACGCCAATGTAATTAGCACTACTGATATCTTTTTCATTTCACATACCTCTATTCAGTCTAGACTCATAGGGTGATTATAATATTCAGTCCACCGATACTCTTTTCTGCGCTCGATGTCTGCCTGGAGCATCCGATCTATGTCGTCTTTTGGCTCTCCGGGAACCGCCTCGGCAAAATCGAGCAGCCGGAGCCAAATATATTTTAGGAGCATAATAAGGAGGGAGTTTCGCCTTATGCGGAGGTGGGAATCTCAGGACAGGCGAAACTATTATTGTTTTCTAATAATCGTTCTGCGCGCTACGATCTCCGGCCTCATGCAGGCCAGCCGCCGGGCGATCCGGATCTGGAGCCAGTCGAGCGTGGCCGCATCCATGCCGGCAATCAGCTCATCCAGGAACTCCAGATCTGCGCTCATTTCATGCGGTCCTGCACAAACTTTTTGATGTTATCGCGATTATCATTCAGAGCGTCCCTGCCGGCGTGGGCTTTCCTGCCTTCTCGGGAGGATGGGTTGGTGGGGTCCGGGTGCCTCAAAGAATCGTCAAACTCCTGGCGGATCGCATAAGGCCCATTAGAAGAGATCTTCACCTTAAGCTCGCTCGGCATATCGTCAATGGCCAGCTTGCTCTCCAGGTCTCCAGATGCGTGAGGGATTGTGTTTCCCCACGCCTTCAGAATGCGCTCTCCTGCCTCATGCAGCCCTTCCATAGCCTTCTTTTTCTGGCGCGCCCTAAATGCCTCTGGATGCCAGTTGACTTGCGCCATGATTTAGCTCCAGGCTGTTCCCATTGCCAGAGACCTCATTGAGCCGTCGTAAGACCCACCCACCAAGCCTAGGACCGGGTAATCCCTGCTCTCAAATGTGATCACGTCCCCGGCCACCACAGCAGCCTCGCATTTGCAGATGGCCTGGCAAGCCAGCTCATCTCCCCAGGCAGTCCGGACCACCCTGGCCCCCATTGCCCACAGAACGGTTATGGTGCTGCTGGTGTAGATGTCGTCATCCCCATCATTGCCTGTCTTGTGCTTCCAGGTGACGGATACACCGATCCGGGCGATGTGGTCGCTCAGGAGGCTCATCTGACCTCCGCCCCCATGTAACGCCTCATGATCTGCCTGGCCCGCTGGCTGAGAAGAGTCTCGGACCCAGCTCCGGCCCGGAAGGTCTCTGAGAGTATGCCCGGGATTTGGTAGCTGGCCACGCCCTGAGCCTGGAGAGCCTGCCTGCCCCCAGAGCTGCCTGCCGCCAGGATGGCTATGGCTTCCTCCATGCAGGCCTGCTTGACTTCATCGGGGACTTCTGCATCTTGATCTGAATTCCCCACAACCACCCCATCGATGATCCGGGGGAATTCCAGTGATTGGTCTGTGTCGTACTTAGTGCCCCTCAAAACCATGCTGTCAATCCGTCTGGTGGCCTCCTGGCAGTACCAAGCCTGCGCGGCGTCGGAGGCTGCCTTGAGCGCCACGGCAGCCGTTCGGGGATCATCTCCTATCATGGCCTCCAGCTCCACCGAAGAACCAATGTAGCTATCTGAAGAAGAGGATACGCCCGAAGCCCCGGCCCAAGGATTGCCATCGATTATGAAGCTGCCGGCCACCTCTCCGGCCCCGTCTGTCATGGTCCAGAGGTATTCTTCGTATCCTGCCGCCGGGGTGTAGGTGTACTTGAAAAAGCCCGTTGCCCCTACCTCATCACA